ATCGATGTATAGCTCATGGAAGTAGTTTGTTTGAACGTAGCTCGAATTGCGCATTCTTGCGCATCACTGACTCAATCTGAATGTTTTTAATATAAGTGTCAATCACTGCGATGCTGTCATCCCTGCGGCCGAGTTGTATCGGCTTGGATGTCTCCGATGTGATGGCGTTAATCTCTGCCATCGATAGCGGGCGTTTGAACTTGTATAGGTAGGCTTGGACATCATCGATGTTGACAGGCTCGAGGGTTTGCGCTGTGAATGGCACACCTGAAACTGAAAAATAGGAGAATGCTGATGGTAGTGTAGTGTTTTGGAAGCCGCTGCCGAATCGTAAGAAGCGTTGAATAACATCAGGCAATGGTGCTGTATTAGTTGCTGATACTCCAATATCTATTGCAAGTAAATCACCAGCCTCACAAATAAATACTTCTCCAATAATATCATACCAAGCGGGCTGACCGGGCGAAGCTAAATCACTGCCTGTAATAAACCGCGTTTCTAATAAATTAAGGCCAGCATCAAATCGCTTAATCATTAATTTAACTTGTCTGCCAGCTGCAAATGCAATCGGCAAAAATGTAACAGGGTCTAAGTATTCATCTAATACAAGCCCTGCACTAACGGTGTAAATTCCGGGGTTGGCAACGGAGTAATATTCATAAGTGCCCGGCACTGGCTGGGTGAAATTACTTGGGTTGACAATTGGGTCAAGCCAAATGAAATAATGAGACAACAGCCCTGAAAGTGTATTCTGAGTTGGCGCATTAACAACCGAGAATTGATTCACTATTTGATTTGCAAGCGTGTTGTCAAATCTTAAACTTCCGGTTGCTGTTGTCGGATTAAAGCCCTCAAAGAATGATTGCAATGAGTTAGGGTAGCCACTCAGCCAATTTGCAGAAACAACCTCATTGCGATAAGTGCCATTGTAAATTGTATTGCCTACGCCGTAAGGGTCATATCCGTTAGCCGTTGCGGTATTCGCTGCTTGGCTTCCAGTCCAATTGGATTGGATAATCACTCCGTTGGTCTCATAGCCTGTGTTGTTAAATACGACAATATCCTGAATGAGATTAGTGTCGAATATTATTTCGCTCGTTTTAAGGTTCAATACATTCGATGTATTGCACTCACCTAAGAATCCAAAGGTCTCAGTCCTGAAGCCTCTGAATGGTGTCTGCGTAAATTCACAAAGTGAATCGCCATTATTGCATTGGCCTACTTCCAAAAATAATTCATTGCCAAAGTCAGTCGCTTGGTATAGCCTGCTTGTATCGAACTTCATTTCAATCTCCGGCTGATCGTAAAGGTTAGCCGATGCGCCCGATTGCTGGAAGTACGCAATAGGTTCTATGCGTAATAACGGCCTGCCATTCGCTTGCTTCTCAAAGCCCATGCCGAGGTTTAGCTTTGACCGCATTGCAGCGTATAGGCTTTCAAAGTCTGCAAGTATCTCAACATCGCTGCGTGTTCTTATCGATTGCCCATTGGTGTAGAATGCTACATCTGCCTGTGGGTAGCTCGCAGTAAAAAAGTTTGAATCGAAGTCAATCAAGCCATCGCTCATGCAATTCACAAGATGCGCAAACGTATCGTAAACCGTATATGCATATGCCGGGTCTGAATAAATTGCAACACCCGGATTGAACACATAAAGCGGCACAGCTGTTGGTGGTGTTATTGGTACGCCATTTTTTGATGTGGTAAGGCGCAGCGAGAATGGGATAGACTTGTTATTGTTTATTTTCGTGCTGAATGTTTCATCGTAGAGCTTTGTTTTGACCTGGCACTTATCCAAGTCGAATGTCGATTCGGTTACAATGATGTAGCCATCGACTAACTTCACCCACGTTCCCGAATTGCAAAGATATTGAACCGTTACTCGCACCAATTCGCAATACCCTGATGTGGCGAGCTTATTATAAAGATACCCGAACACATCCCCGCCAAAGATTAACTCATTATCGAAAGATACGATGCGGGCTCCGATGTTATCGTCCTCGGTAATATTAATGCCGAAGTCTTCAGGGTTAAGCGGCTGGCCTCGGTCGAGATTGTCGATTAAAAACTTTATTTCTACTGCCATGAGTACCGCGAGTCGCTGCCGTTAATGTTTACAATCATTTGCTTCCCTGCCATTGTCTTGTTCAGCCTGTCGAGCTTGCGCTCCATCGCTTTGCTATTTAGCGAAGCGTTAACCGTTATACCATCGCGCTTGTTATTCATCGCATAGCTGAGTATGGCAGGGCGTACGTAACGCTCGTCAATCAATCGCTTGAATGCCGCACTCGATGTGTTAATCGCATCCAGTTCACGGCGGTTGCGCATTACTGAGTTCTTATTGACAACGAACTCACCACGCTCGGCTTCGATTAATGTACCACCAGCCTCGTGGCTGCGCCCGCCTACCATACCACCCTTCTTGAACTTAGGAATTGGCGTTGCTGCAATGATAGCAATCTGAGCCAAACCTGAAGCAAGTGCGATAGCCTTCTCGACAACCGTTACCGCCTTTGCAACAGCGGCAGCCGTGCCGATAGTTGCTTCAAATATTGCCGCAGCCTTTTCGGCTTTCGCTTGCCGTGTCTTTTCGGCTGCAACCTTTTGTTCTGTTCTTATACGTAAGGCCTCAAGCTTGCGCTGCTTATTTGCTTCGCTCAATGTGCTCTTCTCAATCGCCAACTTCTCTGCTTCATTAGCCGCATTGATTTCATCAATTCGCGCTTGCGATTGTATGCCTTGCAGTTCAATAATGCTTCCAAGTGTATCAGCAACGGCCTGCGCAATCTCAAACGCTTGGTCGATTGCTTCATCAGTTGACTTCTTACGCTCGGCTCGGATGGCTTCTTCAGTTTGAGCGTTGATAAGCTCAATCTCGCTGGCATTGCCTTTGGCTAATTCGATGCGCTTCTTTGCATCCAATTCAATAAGTTGAATCCTTCTATCGAGTATGCTCCCTTCGGTTATCTCAAGCGTTTTAATCGCGTTTATCTCGGCATCAATTCCAGCAATGCGAATATCGGTTGTTTCTTTGGCTAACTTCTCAGCGGCATCCTTTTCTTTTGCCGCTTTATCCTCAAGTGCCTTTTGGTCAATCGCTGCAATGTCCTTTGCCGCTTGTTCTTTGATTAGGTTAATTGATGTCTGCAATTGCTGCTCTTGTTCGCTGCCTTTGGCGAACTTAGCTTCCGCGAATGTAGCTTCCAGCTCGGCAATCTTTGTATTGCTCTCATTCAATATCTTCTCACGTTCATCAAGTTGGCTGGCGAGTGCTTCGAGCTCGAGCTGTCTTAACTTTTCTCGGGCTGCGTTCCTTGCTTCGAGTTCGGCCTTTGCAGCATCCTCGGCTGCCTTCGCTGCATCCTCAGCCGCTTTCTTTGCTTCCTCTCTACGCTTGGCGTTCTCCTCGGCTGCGAATAGCTGGTTAGTTGCAGCGATTTGTACTTGGCCAGCTTTCTTGAATGTTTGAACACGCTTCTCGCTGTCTTTGATAACATTCTCCTGAAGTGCCAACTGTGCTGCAAGGGCCTTTGTCTGCTGGCTTTCGATTTGCTGCCCTGTCCTTGCTGCATCTCTTTGATCCGCAATTCTTGCCTTTGCAAGCTCAGCAGATAATCGCTTCTGTTGTTCAGCTGCTTTTTCTCTTATACCGGTTTCAGTTTTAAGCAATGTATCAACCGTCTTTTGTGTTTCTGCAACAGCCGTTCGCCTATCTGCTTCTGATTGAGTTAAATCGCCATTGGCAATCCTTATCTTAGTTGCTGTATCTAAAGTCGAATTGGATAAATCAATTATTGCTTTGCGAGTATTGTCTGCCGCTTGCTTTGCTGATTCGATTACTCTATTGAATGCTGCTTGATTATCCGCAGCATCTCTCAAGCGATCGACAAGCAAAGCAATGCCAGTGATGAACAAACCGATGCCAGTCGCAGCCAATGCCACTCTGAATGCACTTATCGCTCCAGTGCTGATGGCAGTGGCAACAGCAACCGCTTTCTGCCCAGCCGCAAGCAACGCCAGCTTCAATGCGCCCTGCCCTGTAATCTGTTGCGCAAGCTCATTCACGCCGTTAGCGATGGCAGTTACCGCCGTTGTTTTGGCAATAACTTCCTGAAGCTGCTTGCCTTCCGAACCGAACAAAGCCGCCGCACCTTGCGCAACCTCGAAGCCTGATGCCAGTGCTTGCGTTGCCCCTACCGCTGCATCGAACTTGAATGTATCAGATGCCAGCACACGCACTCGCTCTCGTGTATCTCCGATTTGGTCTTCGAGCCTTGCCGCTGCGAATAGCAATTTATCAAACTCCTCGGTATTCTCTTTACCTTGCTGCTCGAGCTGTGCGAGCTCTTGCTTTAATGCGCGGAGCTGGCCGGTAAGGCTTTTCTGCTTATCCTCGGTCTGCCCAAAGGTGCGATTCAATTCAGCCTGCTCTTGATTAACTTGGCTTATCTGAGTTTTTAGCGCAGCCTGTGCCTTTGCATTATCCTGATACGCCTTGCTCACACGATTGCCGGAAGCAACCAACTGAAGCTGCTCCTTCTGCAATTCTTTGAGGTTTGCTGTTAGCTTATCCGATTCTTTGTTGAGCTGATCGAGTGCGGCCTTTACTTGCGTGCTTCCAAATGCCGCAGCCGCAGCACCGCCTATCTTCTTAAATTCATCAGCTACCTTCTTTGAGGTGTCTTCTGCGCCTTTGACCAGTTCATTGTTGGTCTGCGTTATCTTACCAACCGCAGCTTCAAGCCCTTGCGCATTGGCTTTGTAAATAATCTCAACTTCTGCTTGAGCCATCTTTTTGCTGCTTTATGAACAGCTCAAATTTAAGCAAATAAGTTGAAACATCTGAAACCATTAGCTCATTGAACTCGACAATGTTACCACCGCAAAGATTCATGGCCTGCATGCGAAGTTCGTCGACTACTTTTTTCGCCCGGTATCGAGGTGAGTAGTTAAGTGCTGGAGTGCTTGTGTCAGCTTTCGCTGCGCCTCCACGTTGTACTCCCACAATATCTGAAAGTCTTGTGGAGACATAGTTAACAATGGCATCAGCGGAGCGATATCCAAGCGAGTAAAAAAATCATGCGAAGCCTCCTTGCACATCGCTTCAAATAACTCAAGTTTATGCTGGTGTATAGTCGGGTCGATAACGCCGGGGTCTTCATCCCCACGCACCACCCATGTCGCAGCAAGGTTAAGCAATAGGTCGCGATGGATAACCGTATCTTGCCGCTCACGAATAACGTGAATGTATGCAGCCACAACCGCAGCGTTCTTTGGATTGCTCAAGCCTGCGCTCAATGCTTTCTCCATCCCTGAAAGTATGCGCTCCATCTCGCTGCCCGATAGCCCTGAGCTGATGCGCTCCATGAGCGACATACTCATGCTGAAACGCTCGAGCGGTAGGTTTAATTCTTTGGGGAATCGATAGTAGGTATGCCCCTCGTGTTTGAATAGCTCAACCATCGGGCGCAATGGCTTATGCTTCTTACTGCGCGTAAATGTTAATCGAAGTCGCTCGCCTAATCTTTTGAATAATTTCATCCAGTGTGTTCTTTGTTGTTATCTCTTTGTCAGTGCTCATTAAACTAATATAGCAACGCTCAGCCTCTTCGTCCTCATAAACTATGCTGATGTCGGTAGTGTTAATAACAAGGTCAAGCCACCGCTCTTCGCGGTCGATAAGCTCATCGACTTCATCCTTGTGCTGGAGCGCACTTACTAAGATGAAGCCCGTCATCATATCAAGCATATTATGCCTACCAACGTAACAGCGGGCATTCCTCATCAGGCACTCGAGTCTTAGCAGGCAAGAAGCATCCGCATTCGCGGCAAGTGTCAGTTAGCTTTATTCGGTAGGGGCATGTCTTGCAAATCTCCATGCGCGGCTTCGATACCTCGCGGCTCTCCTTAGTGTCGAACGCCCACAACGCCCAGCCGTGCGCGATGCTCTTTAGTTTCTTTAGCAGCTTACGCATTCGAGTAGGTTTATCGTTTCGGCAACATCCGTGTCCATGTTCACCACGCTGAATGCGATGCAGTCATACTCAACTTCGCAAATCGTGAACTTATCGCAGTTCTTTAGGCTTATCGTGTAGCCTTGTAATGCATCGACCTTCGCGCCAATGATTGTGATGATGCCATCGACATCCGATGTCGCGGTGAAGCTCTGCACACGCTTGGTAGCGTTGTGGGTTATCAGTACCGTGTACTCGGTCTCAGGTGTAACAAGCCCGAAGCTAATGCCAGCATGGCAAGCTGCTACGCTGATGCCGGAATCAAAGCAAGGTGAACATACGCTCATAGGTATCGCTTTAGAATTGCGTTGACAAAGTAACGAAAACAATCTAAAAAGTCAGCACGCTCGGCAATGTTTTTTCGATTGGTCTTAATGATGCTACCATTGGCATCGCATTGCACTTGCTTCGCATCGAAGACAAATCCCTTGCACCGCTTGGAATTGACACGGATGTCGAGCTTGCGCAGCGCAGCGTTACAATCGATGCGGCTGTTGTAGTGCGTTGGGTTAGCCGGAATGAGGAACTGGCTATCGCTCATGCCGAGCCTTCGCTTAATCATCGTGTACGCGCTCGAGTTATCACGCTGTTGAACCGTGCCACCCTTACCCATCGCATCCCCTGTAATCCGTATGAGCCCCATCGGTACGCCGAGCGCAAGCACAGCATCGCAGAATGCATCCACGCTGCCCTTGTCAATCTTTATTTCATCCACCACCACCGCGCCTCTGCCAACGTGCTGAATAACCAAAGCGCAAAGTGGGTTAATGTTGAAGTCCACGCTGATGTGCACTGGCATGTTGCGGTTGAGCTGCACGCTGTCATCGATGTGCTTTTCATCGCTCCACTCGTACAGGAACGGATTCGCAACATCGTCCATCACATCCCAATCGCCCTCCACGAATCGGGCGTACTGAACAGGCGGTAACTCCTTCAAGCTCTCGAGGTATTCAGCCGGGATGTGAGGGTTGTCAGTTATCTTGCTCGGGATGAATGCCCATCGCTCGGGTAGGGTGTTATCGATGTAGCGTTGATAGATAACTGACTTAACCCAATTTTGCGCGGGGTTGCACGTTGCGAGGCAAAGGATAGGCGGTTGACCTATTGCTTTATTCCAGCTCCCGATACGCTCCTGAACTTTGTAAAAGGTTGGCTCTTGTAGCTCGTTCACTTCATCGAGCCCTGCTCCATTAATCTCCAAGCCGCGAAAGCGGTTAAGGTCTTTATCTTCATCAAATGATTCAGCCATGAAGATAAGCTCCGAGCCATTAATGAATGTAACTACTTGCGTGTCGCGATTCCAGCTCTTAACGTAATTTGAAACGCCATCGACCATGATCGCGGTAAAGCTCGGGAAGGTGGTACGCTTTAGGTCGGGTAGACTTTTGCGAATGATTGCCCAGCGGCTTCGCGGGTATTGCAGGCAAAGGTGTGTGAGGGTTAATAGTAGCCAATATGTTTTACCGCCACGAATTGCCCCACCGAATACGATAACGCGCTTATCGCCGCTTAACGCTAAATCGTAGGCTATGGTTTGCCGTTCGGTTAATCGGTAGCTCATTCATTCGGTTGGCTCGGTTCGGTACGAATAATAACGAGCGGCTCTGTTGTAGTTATGGCAGTATCTATACTTTGCTTCGGCTTACCGTAAGCGCGGTCGAGCAATAGCTCAGCGGCGCGGGTGTCTCCTTTCTTTGCCTTCGCATGCAATGCGTTGAGTATCTCTTCTGCCGCGGTTAGCCCTTCCTTGCCTTCCTTGCCGAGTACGTTGGCAAGCAGCACATGAAGCTCGGGCAGCTTTGGCGGACGGCCTCCGCCGTTATTGCCTCCGCTTTTTAACTTTCCGCCGTTTCTGCCTTCTCTCATTTTACGAGGTTTTTACGAGGTTATCTTCCGCGTGCTTTGCGGTACTTCTCAGCCTCTGCGTATGCAATCGCGGCCGCTTGGCTGGGCGAATATCCCTCACTGATTAGCTTGCGGATGTTCATGCTGATTATTTCTTGGCTGTCTCCTTGGAATAGTGGCATGTTATGAGTAGCTTAATTCGTTAATGAATCGACCTTGCTGCTCGGCGTTTACCTGATGCCCGGCAATTACTATCTCGTTGTATTGAAGTGGATAAATAACGAGGTTATGCAGCTTACCATCGGCGAATACCTTGCACGTATATGCGTTGTTTCGGTCGCGGTCTTCGATGCTTAATAGGGTGCCGAATTTATACTCGGGTTCATCGGTTGGTAGTATCAGCTTATTGGTTTGCGCAAATGATTTGAGCTGCCCCTTTGTGATTGCAATGGCTACCTCATACTCCATGCTCGGATGTATCAGATAACCGAAGTAGTACGGTTGGCCGTTTACCGATGAAGGTGTGAGTACGCCTGATCGTAATCGTGTTGTCATAGGTTGTAGGTGTCTATGCGTTTCTTAACCATTTCGATGAATCGCTCCATCATTGCTGCGTAGAAGCTATTGAAGTCCTTATGCCCTTCTGGTGCGTGTTCAAATAGCACGTAGAGCGTTGAGCGTAGCCGCTGGCTCGGTGTCTTGCTTCCAAGCTCTGCGGCATCGAGCTTCAGGTTGTTGAGTAGCTGTTCATCGTTGTAATTGAACTGCTCGCCTTTGAATGCCATTACACCTACCCCACCCATCCATTGGTTGAATAGTGCGCTCGTTTGCTCGGGCGTTAGCTCCTGCGTTCCGATTGTTACCTTTATCGTCTTATCGCGGCGCGTGGCTACCGATTCAATCGCGCATGGTATGGTTAAGAGCTTAGGCATATTTTGCTTAGCATCCATATTCAGGCATATTATGCTCGGTTTGTTCCTTGCGGTTAGTCTTGAGCGTATCCATGTAATCATAAACCATGCGGCGTATAGTTGACTTATGCGACTCGGGAACGCGGAAGGTAATGTTAACCGTTGGCTCGCCATATAGCGGCTTCGCCCCAGCCCCCTCGCGGTAGCCCCCTCGCCCTGTCTTTATGTTTTCACTTGATTCCATTGATGCCTGCAAAGATAAGTATTTATTTGATTGTGTGATGCATTTCGATGCCGTTTTTTTTCAGAAGCATGAGCCACTCATAACAGCGTTTGAGGTACACCTTGCGCACGAATGAGCCATTAGGTGCGTGTTTCAAATGCCCTGCATAGCTTCGATGCGTTCGCGTGGTGCTGTGGTATGTTACGCATCCATCCGTTAGCGTTGCCTCAATCGGTTCGTAGTTATTCATGCGCTCGATTAGTTGCTCTTCGATTGTCATTAGAAGGGGCTTATGTCAAAAGATTCATTAGGCTGCATTGCTTTCGGCTCGGCTTCAGGCATAGGCAAATAAGAACTACCACCACTCGAGCCGCTATCGTGAAAGCTCGTTAGCGTGCTGTTATGTTTGAAGCGCACCTCACCAGTTGAGCCTTGCCGGTGCTTCTCGAATAAGTAAAAGACATCGGAGCTATAAGGGTTGCCTGCTTCGTCCATCAATCCGTAGTATTCGGGGCGGTAAACAAACATCACCGTGTCGGCATCCTGTTCGATGCTTCCCGATTCGCGTAGGTCTGAAAGTATTGGTCGCTTATCTGCACGTTGCTCGACCTGCCTGCTCAATTGCGCAAGTGCGATAATAGGCATGTTAAGCTCCTTCTGCGCGGCTTTCAATGTTCGGCTTATCTCGGCAACCTCAGCCTCGCGATTACCGCCTCTAAAGCCCTCGATTGTCATCAACTGAAGATAGTCAATAATTGCCCACTTGCAATTGTTCTTACGTGCCTCGCGCCGCATTATGCGTATTGCCTCATGCACACCGCATCGAGGCTTATCGTAGATTGTGATGGGTAGCTTCTCAACTAACCCGATTGTGGTTTCAAATGCGTGTAGCTCGGGCTGCGAAAGGTTCCCATCGCGAAGCCGTGCGCTGTTAATGGTATCGTTTGCATGCTGAAGTATTAGCCGCTGGCATAACTGACTTTGGTTCATCTCGAGGTTGAAGTAAATACCCGGCTCATTGAACTGGCAGGCGTGGTATAGCGCGAGGGCAGTCTTACCCATTGATGGGCGGCCTGCAATGATTATAAGCTCGGGATGGAAGCCACCAGTGAATCGGTTAAGTGCTGCGATGCCGGTATTGAGCCCGCTTGTTTTACCGCTTTGATGCAACGCGGCGCGGCGGTAGTATGCTTGCCGCTCTTCGTTTGTTAGCTGTGGCGTGGTTATGATGTTATCGGTAGGGCTTCCATTCTCAATCAGAGTATTAAGCCGTTTAATGATATTTACGGCTGTTTCGCTTCCGCTCGATTCTTTGCCGAGCCCGAGTGCTTGCTCGGTTAGTATGGTGTTTATATTGCGTTTGATGTGTTCATCTTTGAGGATTGCGATGTATTGGTTAATCGGTTCGGAGTAACTCAGCTCATTCCCCCACTGCGTGACCGATGCAATCTGTTGCGGTGTTAGTGCTTTGTCTTTTGTCGCGTATTGCCCGAAGGTAACGAATGTAGGCTGCTTACCGTCCTTCATAATCGCGTTAATGAGCTTAAATGTTTTAAGCGCGGTGTCATCTGCGAAGTAGTCTTCGATAAGCTGCGGCGCTATTTCTCGGTAGTTCTCATCGCCGTTAAGGCAAAGAAACATTAGAGCTTGTTCTATCTTAGGCACGAAGTGCTTTGGTATGTTCATAGGTCAAATGTATTTTTTTCACGTAGTGCTTTTATTCCATTTTAACGCCCATCTGGGCGCGTGTCTTTGTTGGTTGTTGTTGTTTAGTGTTGTTGCGTTTAATTTCAAATAAACCGCTCCATCCGTTGGCGATTGCTTCCTCGAGCCCTTCAATTACTTCCTCTTTGGTTTTATAAATTTTACGCATTTTTTTAATTAGCAATTCAATCGAGTTATCAGTTGGGTATTTCTTACGTGCGATACGTTCGGATAAAAACTGGATAAATAAGCTGTTTATTTTTTCATCAGCGAAATGCTCCTTTTTTATTTCATCAATATTCTTATAAGTCTTTATAGTCTTTATAGTCTTATGATGTGTTCGCGTGCTTTCCATTTGCTTTTCATTTGCTTTTCGTGTGCTATTCAAATGCTTTTCATTTAATGGAAGGCAAATGATTCTATTTTTGTATTGATTTTTGCTGTAAGATACCGTACTTATAAATCCATTTTCTTCTAATTTCAGCAAGCATTTAAGCATTGTTGTTCTCGATGCTATCCCAGTTGATTCTTGAAGGTCAATTAAAACAATTGAAAATTTATCTTTCCACCCTAATCGATTTGCACGAGATAGAATAACCATATAAACAGCTATTGTATAAGGGTCGATTTTTTCGGGGTTGTCATCAGCCCAAGCCCAAAAATTATTAAAATACTCAAACATGTCTAAAAGGGCAAATTTTTACCAAATAACTCAATGCCTCTTTTTATCCAGTATTCTCTTTTTTTATTTCTTAATAAAGATTCAAGATATTTAGCGTGTTCTTCAGAACCTTCATAACAACTACGCACCAATTCGATTTCTTTCTCAATCGCTGCATTGATTAATGCCTCTTCGATTTTTTCTAAATAATTATTTTCCATTGTAAAAAAAACGCCCTTTGATGGCTGCGGTGAAACCGGGTAAGCTTTTAACTTAACCCTCGCAGCCCCCAAAGGGCTTCAAGATTTTTGAAACATCATTCGGGGTTTCACGACCGAACGCTCAAATATACAAAAATAAATCAATAGTTCATCGTAAATATTCATCGATTATGTCAATGCATTCATTAAAGCCTATGCCGAACACTGCCTTGTAGCCAACGGCGTTGAGCCGATTCAGCATTGCGTGTTGCTCTTCGAGGTGCTGATCGGCGTAGAGCGTTCCATCCTTGCGCTGCGTTCGTTCGCCCTCTTTCTTAATCTCGATGTATAGCCCTGCGTAACCATTCGATGGCTGGCAGATGAATAGGTCAGGGTATCCGCGATGCGGGTTGAGCCCCTTGTGCGATTTAGCCTGCCCGATGGTCATCTTAACCCCTGCGCTGAAGTCGAACCGCCATATTACATTCGGGTATTTAAGCTTCATAAACTTTGAGATGGCAAAGTAAATGTCGGTTTCTTTATGGGCGTTGCGTTTGGTTCTCATATTGCTCGATTGTTTTGAATATGTTAAAAACTACATTGGGGACAATCGCATTACCGGCGGCCTTTATTGACTCGTTTCGCCATTTAGAAAAGGTAATAGAGTCCAGTCTGGAGGAAAGCCCATCATTTCGAGTACGAATTGTGGGTTCAGTTGTTGGGAAGTTTCGCCAGTCTGTTGCGTGTGTTTTCCAAGCATCACCAGCAGATTGTTCAATTGGTCTGCCCTGCTCTTGCCGTCCTTTCTTGTCATTCCATTTGGTGATTGACCGCTTTTGCAATCTCTCGTTGTCGGTGTCGGCAACATCCCCATCGCCATTGCCCGGCAAAGGGTCACGCTGTGCATCGAGCCCTCCTTCACTTGGCTGCTCTTCATCGTTGCCGTTGCATTGGTTGAGTCCATTGCTGTTGGGGTTGGGAGTAAGCCGTTCATCGCCAAATCCTTCAATGGTGCGCTTCCGTTGTGTCCTTGATTGCTTA